GTTGGTTCCCATGTCCTCCTCGCATTAGCCTCAGCCCTTCGGATGATTTTCTCTCCGCCGGCTCCGTGGACCGACACCAGCGCGACGCTGACGGTCTACAACCTCAGCACCTTCTCTATCACTACTGCATCGTCCGATCTGACCTACCAATCGGTCTCATCGGCGCCTACCTCATCCACGCATCTGACGAGTCCGTCACTGGTCCGGTCCCACCCGGCACCAACGCCGTCGCCCTTGCGGTGCCCGATGAGGCCGCCCTCACGGCGCTCAGACATGCGCTCGCAGCCGCAGGTATCGCGCATGCCGCCATCGTCGAGACGGAGGGCGCGCACGCGGGACACCTCATGGCAGTCGGCTGTGCGCCAGCGCCAAAGGCGCGACTGAAGCGCCATCTCTCGTCCTACCCCAAGCTGAAGGAGAAGCTCTGACCACCATGCGGTCGTAGCTCATCAGCAGAGCGCCGAGAGTAATGACCTCGGAGGTAGGAGGGGCAGCACCTCCCGACCGCGCCACATTCCGGGCAGTTGTTGACACGTCTGTCGTCTCTGGTACGCTTCATTTCATGGCAACAATCTTCTTCACCTATCCGCTCGACGTTCCGCATCTGGAGAGCGAGCGGATTGTGAATCGAGAGAATGCCGCGCCGGGCAACGACAGCCACCTCAAGGCGTTCCCGAATCCCGAGGCTGGCGACCTTCAGATGGACCCGATTCCGCACTTCGATCCTGAGCCGCTCTCGACTCCAGGCGCACCGTGGAAGAACATGAAAGGGGGCCGCTGATGCACAAGGCAACGCCAGGCGTCCACCGCTCGCTCCGCGGCATCGCCGAAGAGAAGAACGAGGCGAGTGGGTTCGACGGTCCGAGCGACGCGAGTTACGACGCCATGGGCGGCACGCCCAAGGACGCCAAGGATGTTTCACGTGGAACGTACACGTGCAACGTCATGGGCACCCTGACCCAGACGCCCATTCCGTCGAAGTCGATCAAGAACCCCATCAAGTGAGCAGGTAGGAGACGACCATGCCCAGCGCTCCCAACGACATGGCCGGCGACAAGTTCGGCCCCGACAAGTCGGTGAAGACCAACGTCGAGGTCTACGACGCCGAGCACGGCGAGTACGAGTGCCACGCCGGCATCAACTACATCTCCTCGCCCAAGCCCGCGAAGGACACCAAGAGCCCATTCGGTGGGCTGCACGGAGGGAAGTGAGTCATGCCCATCGACCTGTCGAAGCTCGTCACTACGACCCCGTCGGACCCGGTTCACAACCTGGCCGGCGAGTATCACAACGACGTCGACGACATCCCCGACGCGGACAAGTGGCAGGAGTCGCAGATGCCGGAAGGCGCTGACCCCTCGCCCTTCAAGCTCGGCCCGATGGCGCCCGGCGGCCGGTAGCTCGTAGGTGGCCGACCAGTTCGCACTCTCGGGCAGCTACTCGTCATCGCCGCTCGTAGGCTCGCCCTCGGGCGTGGCTTCCATTCCGGCGCCCATCGATGAGCAGCTCGTCCTGACCGCCAAGTTCTACGACACCATCATGCTTGGCGTGGACACCCCAGTGTCGGTGCCGTTCAACGTCGGCGGCGTGTCGAACGCAGCGGTCGTGATCATCAAGGTGACCGGGCAGAAGGTCAAAGCCCGGTTCACCAGCACCGACGGGATTCAGCAAGCGGTCCCCATCGACACGTTCTTCGCGAACATCTCGCGCACGGTTCCGATCACTGCCATCGACTTGACCCGTACTCCTGGTGTGAGTACAAGAGTCGACATCTTCATGGGCCAGGTGTCGCCGTGACCCTTGAGCCACCCTCGCTGAGGAGCAGACCATGAGCGTTACCGCGACCAAGCCGACCCGAGTCCGCGACATCCTGAACGCCTCGAAAGAGGGGCAGATGGATGACGCCTTCCTCAAGGCGCAGATGGGCAACATGCTTTGCCCGTTCAAGTTCACCGTCACCGGCCTCGTGGCCGCGACGACGATCGACATCACCACGGCGGCAGTCGCTGCCGCGGCTGTTCCCGGCCCGTTCACTCCGGCGCTGACGACCCCGGACGACATCACCCGTCTTCCGGCCGCGCTCGGGCCCGGCTCGATGGCCGTCCGCGTCACCGCTGGTGCGGCGGCTGCGGGCGCCCGCCTCATGACCGATGCTGGCGGCACGGCGTCGGCCACGGTCGCCGTCCTGTCGGATGACGGCAAGAGCATCACGTTCGAGGCCACGGTCTCGGCCTTCGTCATCTACTACGTCCCTCGCTCGGCGACGGACTTGCTCGCGCTGTTCGCGGCGGACTAACGCCGGCTGGTAGTGCTTTAAACTGTGGGCACAACCCCTCGACCACAACGCCTACGATGGGCGGTTAACCATCGGTGAAACCAAGGAGCGAGGAACCACATGGGCGACGATAGCAGCACGGATGGGAGCACCGGAACGAATGGCAGCGCCGCAGCCGAGGCGCCCCCGACGCAGGTAGTCGGTGGCGGCAAGAACGTGGTGATGCCCACCTCAGCCCTCGGGCGTCTGAAGCAGGAGGCCAGGGAGCGAGGCAAGAAGGAGGCGATGGCGGAGTTGGAGAAGCAGGCCAAAGCGGTTGGGTTCGAGTCGCTTCAGTCGATGTTCGCGACGACGGCGGCTCTCGTCAAGGGCGGGCAGAACCATGTCAGCGCCAAGACGAACGGTGCCCAGAAGCAACCGCAGCGGCAGCAACCGCCGACCCAGCACCACCAGGAAGCCTCCGAGGAGCAGCAGCCCGTACAGCAGCAGCGGCCCAACACGAACGGCAACGGCCAGAGCAATGGCAACCGTTCGTGGAAGGAGCAGCGGCGGCACGAGCAGCTTCTTGAGCGTGAGCGGAAGGCCCGTGATGAGGAGCGTCGATTCCGTCTTCAGGAGGAGAAGCGCCGCAAGCGGGCTGAGCAGCATACCGAGGCTCTGGAAGCCGAGATGTACCTGCGCGAGCAGGCCATCATGTCGGGCGTCAAGGACGTGGACTACGCGGTCACGCTTTTGCGCCGGAGCATCGAGGGCAAGACCGAGAGGGAACTCCAGTCGTACGACGAGCAGAAGTTCTTCTCGGAGTTGCGCGAAAAGCAGCCGTACCTGTTCGGGGAGATTTCGCGCCCCGCGACGACGGGGACGGGGGCTGGCAACGCACCGACGGCACCGACGCCCGGCAAGGTGACGCAGCAGGCGGCGAATAGCGCGCAGGTCGACGCGGCGAAGATGAACGACAAGGAGTACAAGGAGCACCTGCGCAAGCGGGGGCTCAACTTGGACCCCAACAGCTTCCCCGCGTAAAGGGTTGTCCGGCCGCGCGTACGTACTAGTCAGTGAAGTAGTGGTGGCGTAGAGTACAACCAACCGGCTCGCTTACGCGCGGCCGTACAGAGAAGGGGTTGAGCCGATGGCCGACTTCAGTACGATCCTCCAGTCGCCCGACATCCGGGCAATCGTCCAAGAGAACATCCTTGAGCGTGCGTTCCACGATGCGCTCTTCCCCCGCCTGCTGTTCCGCGGCGACGCGAGCCCGCAGGTGTGGCCGGCGAACATCGGTGACACGATGGCCTTCACGGGCGTCGGCCTGATGAGCCCCACGCTCCAGCCGCTCACCCCGGGTGTCGACCCGCCTCTGGCGACGTACCAGAAGGAGCAGTGGACGGCGCAGCTTCAGCAGTACGCCTCCACCATCGACACCCACATGCCGACGAGCATCGTGGCCATCGCGAACCTGTTCCTTCGCAATGCCCATCAGCTCGGCATGGCGTCGGGCCAGACGCTGAACCGCCTGGTCCGCAACCGCCTGTACAACGCGGCGCTGTCGGGCTCGACGGTCGCCACGGGCGCTCAGGTCGGTGTCACCTCGCTTCTGGTGGCCCGCCTCAACGGCTTCACCACCGCGCGCCGCCCGGACCTTCCGTCGGGCTCGGCGGTCCAGTTCACCACGGTGTCGGGCACCAACCCGCTCCCGGTCCTCATCGGGCCGGCGCTGGCCGCCCGCAACGTCATCGGCTTCACGTCGCTGAACCCTGGCGACACGACCGGCCCGGGCAACCTCATCCTCGACGCGGCAGTGACCGTCGCCGACCGTGATGGCGTGTTCGCGGTCGACAAGAGCTTCATCGTCAACGTCGGCGGCGCCACGACCATCGACGGCATCACGACGGCGAACCAGCTCCGCCTGACGGACATCCGCACGGCGGTGGCCGACTTCTGGCAGAACAACGTGCCGGAGCACCCGGACGCGCGGTTCCACTGCCACCTGGACCCGACGTCGCAGGCCGAGGTCTTCAACGACCCCGAGTGGCAGCGCCTCCTGACCGCGCTGCCCGACTACTTCATGTACCAGCAGTTCGCCATCGGCCAGCTCCTCGGTTGCGCGTTCTTCCGCAACTCGGAGTGCCCGATTCCGCAGACGGTGGTCGGTGGCAACACGACCTTCGTCAGCGGCTCCCTGAGCTACTCCCTCCAGGACCCGTTCGCGGGCGAGTTGGTGAACTCCAGCGGCGTGGTCATCCACCGTCCGCTGTTCACCGCGCAGGGCGGCATCATGGAGTATTGGCAGGACCTGTCGGGCCTCATCACCGAGGCCGGCGTCACGGGCAAGGTCGGCGAGCCGCGCATCAGCAACAACGGCATCGAGGTCTTCACCGACCGCATCCAGCTCATCCTCCGGTCTCCGCTGAACCGCCTTCAGGACACGGTGGCGGCTTCGTGGAAGTTCATCGGCGACTGGCCGGTGCGCACCGACGCGACCACGGGCGACGCCTCGCGCTACAAGCGTGAGATCGTCATCCAGCACGGCTGATTCCTTTCACAGACTCCCCCAGAGCGGTCCGCTGGGGGAGTCGATGAAGAGATGGCAGCCGCCATTCATAGCTGTGCCCCTTCGGGGGCATTCGGACCGAATCACCCCACTTCCATGGGGTCTCGCGTCCACCGACACGACCCTGGTTCTAGGACTGGGATGGAAGTCGAGTCGGCACTGTGCTCCCTTGATCGGGAGCCTTCGGAGTCTGCAAACCCTGGGCTTTGCCCATGGAACCGCCGACTCCACTCGGGGCATCTGCTCACGCAGATTGGGTTGGTTTCGGCAACTGCACCTCACGGTGCTACATCGCCGAACTACACGTGGCCACACGTTGTTTTGGGGGACACTCCCTTACGGGTTGGGTCAAACTCGGTTCGTCCCCCTCTACTGTGCGTTGCTACGCCCCACCTTCAACGCGAGGCAGAGATGCCTCTGAACGCATAGGTGTCCGATGGCTGACAAGGAGACGGTCAAGTTCGACCCGGTGGAAGCGGCCAAGATGAAGGCGCCTTCGACTCTGTTCGAGAAGAAGAAGCCTGAAGAGAAGCCCGCGCCGCCCCCCGCCAAGGTCGAGCTTGTCCGTCCGCCAGCGTCGGACGCCGAAGTCGAAGCGGTGCTCGGCAAGCGCAAGCGATACCGGGTGAAGGACGACGTCGCTGTTCACGTCAACGGCTGCCTCACGAATCTGATGAAGGGGCAGGTCGTTTCCGAGCAGCACTGGGGCGTCGCTGCGATTCCCCTCCTCCGGGACCAGGGTGCTGTTCTGGAGGAAATCGAGTAGCCTCAAGAGGGGAGGACCGTTCATGCCGTTGGACCAGTCAGAGCGTGAGCGCGTCCGGTACCACCTTGGCTACCTGAACGTCGCCATCGGGCCGAGCATTCAGTTCGGCCTACCCCGCCCGGTGCAGACGCTGTTCATCGTCGAGATGGCGATGGACAACCTCATGGAGATTGCCCTCCCGCGCATCCGGCGGATGCTCCAGATTCTCGACAACATCGAGTGCCGCCTGGTCGACTCCCAGGGCCGCCTCGTCGCGTCGAAGCTCGGTGAAATCACCATCGAGCGACAGCAGATGCAAGAGCCCGACTTGCTGGAGAAGGAATACTACCGGTGGGGCGGGCGCCTCGCGGACGACCTCGGCGTTCCGTTCTACGCCTACTCGAACCGCTACAAGAGCCAGTTGACGGGTGCGACCGGGAACATCCCCGTCAGGAATGGATAGCCGCTCGTGTCTTGCGGCTGCTGTGGCTCGGCCTCCTGCGGCGGGTGCGGACCTCCGTACCACGTAGTCACCGGGGGGCTCGGCGTCCACGAGAACCCGCTCAACCGGCAGAACATCGCCGGCGTCACCGAGTTGTGTGGTTCGCTCGCGTTCACCCTGCGCCCCGTCGTTGACATGATTCGCGACCTGTACACCACGTTCGGGCTGCGCCCGTACAAGGTGAGCCTGGTTCGCACCTCGTGGTCAGGCGGTAGGCGCGGCCTCGGCGTGGAGCTGGTGGTGTCGTCGCGCGTCATCTTGCCGACCCCGCTCATCTCGGACATGACCAGCCTGGCGGAGATTGTCACGCCGGTCGGGCTGGACGAGTTCGGCTCGGTGCTGTTGTCCCAGGTGTCGGGCACCTTCACCGAGGACCAGCTTCGCGGGCACATCTTCGATGGCGACCCCGTCCCGTTCGACCAGCAGTTTTACTACGAGGTCGAGTTCCCGCCGGCGTGCGAGGGCGATGAGGGTGAGCGCCGCCGCTTCACCATCAAGGGTGCCCCGATGTATTTCGCTGACCGCTTCCAGTGGAACATCACGTTGGAGCGTCAGCGCAGCGACCGGACTCGCCAGGGGGTGCCTCGTGGCCCGTAAGCTGTCGCTCAAGGACTGGACGAAGTGGGCGAAGAAGCTGCCGGCCAGCTTTGAAGGTGCTGTCGCGCGCGGCTTGGCCGTTGGCGGCCAGCGCGCGGTGCTGCTCCTTCAGACGGCGACCTCGGTGGCCGATGCGGTCGACACGGGCAACTACCGCCGCGGCTGGAAGTACGAACTGTCGGCGAAGCCGCCTGGGGTGAGGTTCTTCAACTCGACGCCGTACTCCGGCATCATCGAGGAGGGGCGCCGGCCGGGCGCCCGCCAGCCGCCGGTCAAGGCTATCGAGCCGTGGGTGCGCCGGCGGTTGGGGGTGTCGGGAGACGAGGTCAGGAGCGTGGCGTTCGCCGTCGCGCGCGCCATCGGCATCAAGGGCACCAAGGGCAAGTTCATTCTCAAGAAGAACGAGCCTGAGATCGCTCGCATCCTCACTGCTGAGGTGGAGTTGTCGCTTCAGAAGGAGTTGGCGCGTGTCTGAGCCACTGCTGCCGGACTCGACGACCACCCGGCT